AAAGGTCTTTACGATCAAGCTAAAGGTTTTAGCGATAGCATCTCAAAAGGTGCTGTGAAAGCTAAACATGTTGAACCGAAAGTAGCAGAGAAAACAAGTATTATATAATCCCTTAGGGGTATGTGTACACAGTGTGGACCGAGAGGGAGACTAATCGGTCCACTTAGACAGGATAGATATGATTAAAAGATATATAAAAATATTTGATGGATATAGAAAAGCTTATGGTACAGCTAAGCTTAAATATGCTAAAGTTGACCCAGATAAAGGCGGTAAGCTAGTAATCCCTGACGGTGATTATGGCTGGACTCATAAAGAACTTACAGAAGAAGTTTATCAAAAACATTTAGATGGTGTTTTATCTATTGGGGTTCAACCCTGTAATGAAGACTCACAAGCAAAATTTGGTGTCATAGATATTGATCCAAAAAATTACGTAGATTTTGATAGAAGATATATCATTGAAAAAATTCAAGAATACAAACTACCTTTAATACCTGTTCTATCTAAAAGTGGTGGGTTGCATTTATACTTGTTTATTAATGAATTTATATTGGCAACAGTAATAGTTTCCTTTTTAAGTAACTTACTTTCACTATTTAAACTAAAATCAAATAATGAGATATTTCCTAAACAGACACAACTAACAAAGGATCCGGAAACAGGGAACGTAGGTCCAGGTCAATTTATAAATTTACCTTATTTTAAAAAGTCTGAGAGGTTAGCAATAAACTTAGATGGTACAACATTTACATTTGAACAATTTCTTGACGTTGCAGAAGCTAATATAGTTAGTGCAGAAGATTTAAAAAAAATAACAGAAAGTATAGAACAAAAAGATTTAGAAGGTGTTGATGCAGATTTTAATGATGGTCCTCCTTGTTTAGCTCATCTTAGTAAGATAATGAAGAATCCAGGTTTTGATGGTAAGGACAGATTTATGTATAATTATCATGTATTTGTGAAGATGAAGTATGGTGCAGACAACTGGCAACAGAAGGTAATGAATGCACCTGTTAAATATTTTGAACCCGTACATGCAAACGCTTGGACAGAAAAAACTTTAAATTCTAAAGTTAGATCATGGGCTAAGTCTGAAAAAGGTTATACTTGTACACAGAGTCCTCTTAATGATTATTGCAAAAAAGGTATATGCGTTAAAAAAAAATATGGTATCCTTGCAGGATCAAAAGGATCTTATCCAGTATTATCTAATCTAAGAAAAATAGATATTGAACCAGAACCAGAATATGAATTTGATGTAACTAAACCAGATGGTATAGGAAAAGCATCTGTGTATTGTAAATCAATTGAACATGTTACAGATCAACGTAAACGTAGAAATTCAATAGCAAGAGCTGCAGGGTTTCCACCACCAATTATAAAAGCACCAGAAGATCAACTTATTTTAGAGGCTCTTTTCAGTACACAAAAAGTAGTGAACCCTCCTATTGGTACTTCACCTAAAGAAAAATTACATGATGTATTACATGCAAAAATTAATGGACCTAAAGCTATGAACGACGCTGCATTTAAATCCGGTACAGTATTAATTGAAGAAGGAAGAGCTTATTTTAAATTTGATAAATTTTACGACAAGCTTAGATCTAAAAATTGGAAATACTCTGAAGATAAAACGGGTGTTATGATGAGTACCAACTACAAAGAATGTGGTTTAGAATTTATTGAACAGAAAAGATTCCCTACCAAAGAGAAGGGAAAATATAATACACCTACAAAGAATGTAGTTTCAATAAGCATAAAAAACTTTGAAGATGTAAAAATTAACCATACGGTCATGAAACACAATACGGAGATAATGTAATGAGTGTTAGAAAAATACTCGGGCCTCCGGGAACAGGGAAAACAACTAGACTAATAAACTATGTAAAAACTTTAGTTAAGTTTGGGACACCAATAGATAAGATTGGATACTTTGCTTTTACCAAAAAAGCTGCTGATGAAGCAATAGATAGAACTTTAGGTCTGTATCCCGATTATCGTCAAAAAGATTTAAAATATTTTAGAACTTTACATTCACTAGCTTTTACAGAATTAGGTATGAAAAAAAGTAATGTAATGCAGGACGAACACTACGAAGACATAGGCCGTAAACTTGGAATAGAGGTTACAGTATATTCTAATGGAGAAGATAAGACTGGGTTTGTAGATTCGGATAGTGAATACTTTAACATCATAAATGCAGCAAGAATCAAAGAAATATCAATTGAAGATGAATATAACTCAGACATGTATTCACAAGATATAGACAAGCATCAACTACAAATTTTAAAAGATGAGGTAGATAACTACAAAAAAGCCTATGGTTTAGTGGATTTTACGGATATGATTGAGAAATTTAATGTGGCAGAATTGTGTCCAAAATATGACGTAGTATTTATTGATGAAGCACAGGACCTATCTCCAATACAATGGAGAATGTATGACATACTTAAGAAAAACTCTAAACATATTATACTAGCCGGTGATGACGATCAAGCCATATATGGTTGGGCAGGAGCAGACGTTAAACGATTTCAAAGTGAGCCTGCTAAAGACATTGTTTTGCCACAATCTTACAGAGTACCGGAAGCTGTCCAAGAAATAGCAAATTGTATTTTAAATAGAATACCAGACCACAGAAGAATTAAAAAAAACTGGAAAGCAAGAGAAGATGTTTTACTTCCAATAATACAGCGCGTGACTTCAATAGAAGACGTACCTTTACATTTTGGTGATTGGTTAATACTTGCAAGAACTAATTATAAACTTAAAAAGTTAGGACCCATATTAAAAGAAATGGGGATATACTTTGAAATAAAAGATAGAAAAAGTTACAGGACTCGACTGTACAAGTCAATAAAAGATTACACACGTTGGACCAATGGGGACAAATTATCAATATCGGAATGTAAAGATTTATTTGAATTCTTAGAATTAGATAAAGAATTAACAGAAGAACGTATGTATGATTTAAAAGAATTTGGTTATGCTTTTACAGACCATTGGTATGAAGTATTTAAAGCAGACCCAGAAGAATGTTTATACATCAGAGAAATGATGCGTAACAATGAAAAATTATCTGAAGACCCTAGAATTAAGTTATCTACTATGCATGCAGCTAAGGGTGGTGAAGCAAATAATGTTTTAATTATTTTAGATAATACAAAAAAAATAAGAGAAGCTATAGAAAGAAGTATAGATAAACAAGATGAGGAACATAGGGTTTGGTATGTTGGAGTAACAAGAACCAAACAAAATTTATATATAATGGAAGCAATAAAGGAGGAGAAAGGTTATGACATCTAAAAAAGAAAATCCATATTTAAAACAAATTTCAGGTACACATTACATGTACATGAAAATACAGCCAGCAGAATTTGTAAACAAAAACAAATTGCTTTTTGCAGAAGGAAACGCTATAAAGTATATATGCAGACACTCGCAGAAAGGCGGAGCAGAAGACATCGATAAAGCAATACATTATTTAGAAATGATAAAACAAAGGGACTATGGAACCAAATAATCATATACCATTTTACATGGGGCTATTTACATGCCTATTGATTTTTTGCTACCTAACATTATGAATGAGTTTTTAAAAGTAAGATTAAGACTAACAGCGGCTCTTGAAAAAATAGATAAAATTTATAGAGAGAACCAAGTTATGAAAAGAAGGTTACTTAAATACGAAAAACCAGGAATGCTTTATTACAACAACAAAAAAGGTTTAAATGAAAATACCAGTATTTAGTGCACAAACAGAGTGGGTGATACCTACAGAGTTTCCAGACCTTAGACAGGTTGATGAAATTGCAATTGACTTAGAGACAAGAGACCCAGACTTAATTAAAAAAGGATCTGGAGCAATCATTGGTAATGGAGAAGTTATAGGAATAGCTGTAGCAACTGCTCATTACAAAGGATACTTTCCAATCAATCACCACGGTGGTGGTAACATGGACCGTAAGAAAGTATTAGAATGGTTTCAAGATATTTTAAAAACAGATTCTACAAAAATATTTCACAATGCAATGTACGATGTAGCTTGGATCAGGGCACTGGGACTAAAAATTAATGGTAGAATTGTGGATACAATGATAGCCGCAGCTGTGACTGATGAGAATAGATTTAGATATGATCTTAATAGTTTGTCATGGAAGTATAATGGTTATGGTAAAAGTGAAGCTGGCCTAAGTGAGGCAGCAGCACAATGGGGAATAGACCCAAAATCTGAGATGTATAAATTACCTTCATTAAATGTTGGTGCTTATGCTGAACGTGATGCAGAAGCTACGTTTGGTTTATGGCAACACATGAAAAGAGAAATTATAGAACAAGACTTAGATGCTGTATTTAATTTAGAGACAGATTTATTTCCATGTCTAGTTGATATGAGATTTAAAGGTGTAAGAGTTGATGTTGAAGGTGCACAAAATCTTAAAAAGACTTTGATAAAAGAGGAACAGGATATACTAACTGCGATAGAAAAGGAAACAAATGTTAAACCACAGATTTGGGCCGCAAGAAGTATAGCACAAGTATTTGAAAACTTAAAGATACCATTTGATAGAACAGAGAAGACTGATGCACCTAGTTTTACTAAAAACTTTTTACAAGAACACGAGCATCCTGTAGTCAACATGATCGCTAAAGCTAGAGAAGTTAATAAGGCACACACAACTTTTATAGATTCTATTTTAAAATACGAACACAAAGGTAGAATACATGCAGAGATAAACCAATTAAGAAATGCAGGCGGTGGTACCGTGACCGGTAGATTCTCTTATCAGAATCCTAACCTACAACAGATTCCAGCAAGGAATAAAGATTTGGGTCCTAAGATTAGATCATTATTTATTCCAGAAGAAAATCATACGTGGGGTTGTTTTGATTACTCACAACAGGAACCACGTTTAGTTGTACACTACGCAGCATTATATAAACTACCTTCAGTGTACGATGTAGTAGACGCTTACAACGATGATCCTAACTCAGACTTTCACCAAACAGTGGCAGACATGGCAGAGATTAAAAGAACACAAGCCAAGACCATTAACTTAGGATTGTTTTATGGTATGGGTAAAACTAAACTTCAAGCAGAGCTCGGGGTATCAAAAGAAAAGGCTAATGAATTGTTTAATACTTATCATGGCAAAGTTCCTTTTGTTAAACAGCTTATGGATAAAGCCTCTAACAGAGCACAGGAACGTGGTCAGATAAGAACTTTACTTGGCAGACTATGTAGATTCCATTTATGGGAACCAAATAGTTTTGGTATGCATAAAGCTATGTTGCATGAAGATGCACTCCAGGAACATGGACCGGGAATTAAGAGAGCTTATACTTACAAAGCTTTAAATAAATTAATCCAAGGTAGTGCCGCTGACATGACTAAAAAAGCTATGCTAGATTTACATAATGAAGGTATAATACCCCATATTCAAATACATGATGAACTTGACATATCAATCGAGAATGAATCACAAGCTAAAAAAATTATTGAGATTATGGAAAATGCTGTTAAACTAGAAGTACCAAACAAAGTAGATTACGAGTTCGGTAAAAACTGGGGAGCTATAAACGATTAATGGCTTATTTAAATGCAAATATACCAGCAACATATGCTCAAATAAGGAGGGAATATTTATATGACTGTAAAAAACATCATGGAGAAGTTGAAGATTGTATTATCTTTGGTATTACCAGCATGGGTGGCCGTGCAATATTATTTCATGCTATCATGGAGAACGGCGCAATATTCTATCGCCTGCCTATTAGCGCATTTATACAACGTGGTTTCAAAATCGAAAACGTCCCACTCAGACGACTGGATGAATTGGAGCTTTGGAATTCTTTTAGTTATCATCCTGCTGTTACTTCTTGGGCTATTCTAAGTTCAGCTCACGGTAAATATATTGGTAAAGATAAGAAATGGCATCACGGTTCTTATCTTTTTACTATTGACTGGTCACATCCAGATGCTAATATACTAGATACTGATCACTCAGAAATTCCACACGAACATAAGTGTGCACACATTATCGCTTTAGATGATGGAAATTATGCCGCTCAACCCAATAACAGATGTATTTGGGACTTGCCATCTTTTACTGTTAGAGACAGTATTCCAGATTGGAAAGTTCAAACTAATGAATGGAACGTAGAAGACACGGGCCAATGGAAGACTGAAGACACCGACAATTTCTTTTATGAAATCGAGGAAAAAAAATGAGGAATTTAAATTATGAACATTGCAGAACTATTCAAAAAGAATTTTGTATTAGTACCGGTTATAGCATCTGTGCTGTTCGGAACATTCACTGGCGTTAAATACGTTGTTAATCTAACAGACACCATCAACGCATCAGAAGTTCATATTGTTAATCTTGAAAGAGATTTAACTATGGCTCAAGATAAAATTTCAGAAATGAACACAAGACTATCTTCAGCAGAAGCTACGTGGCAGATGGCAGAGAACTTATATAGAACTCTAGCTGATCAAGTACGTGAACACAGCTATGATATCAAGGATTTAAATAGGTAATGTATGGAGAGTCTCAGGATGGATTACAGATTTACTGCACTATTAATTGTAATGTTTATATGTTTAACTTTGTTTGCAAAACCTGCATATCCAAGAAACGAATATTTAACTGATGGAACCAACTCATGCAGAACTGGTGAAGTCGATGTCAGAATCGAAACAGAAAACAGAGACAATGACTACAGACACAATTCTATTTCTAATAATTACGATAATAATAGTGACAACGATCGTCTTAGTGTGACCTACAGACATTATATAGGCACAGCTTGTACTAAACAATTTAGACAAGTGCAGCAAGAAAACATGGAACTAAAACAACAATTAGAATTAATGAAGATGTGTAGTAGAGTTAATAGCAATCCTAGTATATTACAAAATGAAAACTTTAGATTATTAGTATCAAAATGTACGGGTATTACGCCAAGTAAAGTTGATAACAGGCCTGAAGATTCAGGAAGCGCTTGGGATAGTTTAAAAGATAAATACAAAAAAGAAAATCCAGGCATTAAATTAATGGGAGATAAATTTTTAACATTACCGGTACCAACAAATGATAGATAAATTTTGTTATAAGTTTTTTGCAAAGATGGATGATATCTGTGAGTGGATTGCAAGTTTTTTTAATAAGAAGAAAAAAAAATGAGCAGAAAAACTAACACAATGTTAATAGGATTACTGGGTACAATTTTACTAGGTTTGGCTACTTGGACACTAGTTACATTAATAGAACTTCAATTAACAGTGACGATGATTCAGTCTGATTTAATGAGTATTGATAAGCAATTTGGAAGGGTTTACAATTTTATAGATTCTGTTAGAACTAAATAATGAAAAAATGTAAACAGTGTAAACAAGAATTTGAAGCTAATGACGAATTTGATATGTTCTGTAATGATGAATGTAAACAAGAAGCACTGGCTGACCTTGACAAAGACAATGATGAGTGTTTAAGTTGTCAGTAATGAAAAAGAAAAAAAATTTTAAAGTTACAGCAGAAATTGTTAGAGGTGAATGTCCAACATGTAATGAAGTTACTACATTAGTTGGAATTGATTCTCAGTTTTATAGATGTATGGAGTGTGGTGGAGATCTAGAGCAACATGTAAATGGTAAAATAAGTTATTTACCAATCATGCAATCTAGAACAGATGGCTCTAAACTTTTTATTAAGGATTGGAAATAGTGAAAAAGGCCAAAGGAGCAGAGTTTGCACCTCGGGATAAACCTAAAAAAAGGCCCGGAAAACATAAGAAATCTAAGTCAAAATCAGAAAAAAGAAACAATCGCCATAAAAAATATCAGGGCCAAGGGCGTTGACAACTACATCATAATATCCTAGAATAAACATGAAAGGATTATTATGAAAATAAAAAAACTAATAATATATAATACTGCGTTAAGAGATGAGTTGCATAATAAAGTAGCAACAATGTTAAATGCAGAAACACCTGATCAGGGTTTTTT